AGTCATTGTCCAGCCAAAGTTAGAGGGCGTATAGCACTTAAAGATAGAGTTAACAATGAGTTAACCATTCTTCATAACAATGGCTTTACTACTTGCAGATTTGATCTAACAAGAGTAGCTTAAATAAATTCATTAAACTTACTACTTAAACTTTCGCCTGTTTTTGAATTATCGAAGACAGGCGTATCTTCAACTATATCATCTTGCGCATGTTGTTCAACATCATATAACTTCATTTTAGATCTATCAACACCTACTACAAATCTTCTATTATAGTTAGGGTCACTATATCTATTCTTTAACTGCTTAATTAGTAATTGAGCTAGGTCTTCTAGTTCTTCAGAAGATATAAGAGCAAACATAAAGTCAGCAGTAGCAGGAAGACCGAATGATTCAGAAGTATCGGTAAGATCAACATCTGTATTACTATAACCTGACCTAGTAGTCTGAGTAGCACTAATAATAGGCACATTAAACTCAACAGCTAAACCTCTAAGTTCTTCAGCAATAGATTTAACAATAGTATAAGAGTTAGCAGATGCACCTTTTACTCTATGACTAGCACAGATATTTAAGTAGTCAATATAAACTACATCAGGTATAAATTGCTTCTTTATTTTTAGTTCGTTAAGTAGATGTCTGAAATGCCCAGTATGAGCAGCTGCAGTAGGATATTCTTTTATAATTAATTTACCATCTGTCTTCTTAGATACTCTTTCTAGTTTTTTATCATAAGCATCCTTAGGAAGCATCTTAAGCTCATCTAAAGCTGTATTCAATAAGTTAGCATCTATCCTCTCAGCTATCTTCTCTTCAGCCATTTCAAGAGTTATATACAATACATTATAACCTTGTAAAAGATTACCGGCAGCACAGTGACACATGAAGAGAGACTTACCTACTCCAGTACCAGCTAATGCTATATTAAGAGTCTTTCTAGATAAACCACCTTTAGTTACCCTATTTAAATAATCTAGATCGAAAGGAATTTTTTCTTCTTTCTTCTTATAAAATTCAAATCTACTATCAGCATCATCAATAAAGTCATGACCTATATTATTATCAAAGGTAACTGATAAGGCATTTGAAAGAAGCTCAGGAATAGCACCTTTATCTTGAGATGTCTTACCATCCATAATTTGAATACTATCCATAATAGCATTATAGACAGCTTTCTCTTGACAGAACTTCTCAGTTTTATCAAGTACCCATTCTCTTATTTCTTCTGTAGGTTCTTCGAATTCATTAACTATTTGTTTAGCTTGATCAACTTGATCGTCAGATAAACCAGATGAATCATCTAGTTCAACTAGTAAGGCTTCTTTAGTAGGGCATTGATTATAATTAAGATGAAACTCGTTTATTAGTTTATAAATTTTTCTAATAACTATATCACTAAAATACGACTCGTCTAAAAAGGGCAAAGCCTTCCTAGTAAAGTCATCATTATAAATTAAATTACTTAATATAGTTTTTTCAATCATCTTTTTACATCAACGTTAAATGAGATAGTTATTCTCGGTTCATCAGTTTCTCTCTGCTCAGGTACAGTATGTTCAACCCAACCAGGCCACATTAGTATTGTACCAGATTCAGGACTAAATTTCAACTCTTGCCCAAACCTACCTTGTAATTCATAGCCATTTCCAGCCCAAGATTTAATTAATGCGTGTAGAGGGGATTTAATTTTAAATGGTGAGCTAGTTTCGTTCATTTCAATAAAAATAGTTCCTGATATAAATGCTCTACCATGATCATGCCAATCATGTTGAATACCAGGCTGATAAACATTATACCAAATATTTAAATGATCATCATTAAGAGTAATCTCATTTTTATCACCAAAGATAGAATGAATAAATTTACTTCCAAAATAAGTAATAGTATCCATAACCTCAGTATTACATTTTAGAGGTAATAATCTTCCATCATAATAGGAAGTATAATGTTTTTTATCGTCAGGTTTAGTAGCTCTATGTTCTAATATTTCTTTTTTTATAGAAGGAATATCTAGTCTAGTCTTCTCCCACAACATCGGAATCGGAAACAAGTTCTTCATCAGAAGCTCCATACATAAATTCTTTCTTAGCAGCTAATTCAAGTTGATCCATAATTTCTTCTGTAAAATATTTTTCAGGTTCATTATAGATAGTTTTAGCATACTGCTTTGTACCATCAGGTAATTCTATTCTAGTAGATACTTGTTTAAATATACCGTACTTAACTCCTAAATCAATAAGACCAAAGTGTCTATTTAAACCTTTCTCAAATGATAGTTTAACTTCTACCATTTTACCTTCTTTAGATAATCTAGACTTAAACATAGTAGCTTTAATAATATTACCTACTAAGTCTGTTCCTTCTTTATCTTTCTTTTTACCAAGCATTACAATAGTAGATGCAGCATACTTTAGTCCTGAGCCACCACCAATTTCTTTCATAGGTACATAAGAACCAACTACATCATAAACATGATTAGTAACAAGCATAGGTATTTTAACCTTAGCTAATTTAAGAGTTAATACTCTAAAGGTAGCTTTAATAACCTGAGCCTTAGTCATATCCCTTGTCTCTTTACCGTCAGCGGTATCTTCCATCTCTTTAGTAGTAGATAGTAGGCCAAGAGAATCAAGAACAAACATCATAGGAGGACGTCTGTCTACAGGTTGCTTGCTATAATTATCAATGACATTAAGAGCATGAGTTCTAAAGTTCTGAATAGTATCAGGTTCAGCTAAGATAACTCTCTTAGTATCAATACCTCTTGATTCCATCATCTCTTTAGTTACAGCTGCTTCAGTATCATAATATACTACACCTGCATCTGGATTATTCTTTAGGAAGTTTTGTACAACTCCTAATACAAAGAAAGTTTTACCAGTAGCAGATTCACCTGCGAATGCAGTTACTTTATTATTAGGAACACCTCCGTTAAGAGACCCTGATAACGCTGCATTTAAAATATAGCTTCCGGTATCAATAGAGCCAGTATATTCTGCACTACCAGTACCATCAGCTGCGATAACAGTATCTTCATCTTTAAGATCTTCAACTAAGTTTCTAAAAAAATCACTCATAATTTCTCCAAATATCTTTATTATAGGATACTTCTAGACTAAAGTCAACTACCTTTGTAAACTTTATCAAGAGCATCGTTAAACTGTTCAATTTTATCTAACCTTTTAGGCCAGTAAATGTAATCTTTTTCTGGATTCTTTTTAAGATTATTAAGAAGAGGAATAACCATATTATATAGTTTATTGAATCTATCCTCTAGATCAGAAGCTGTTGCAGTAGCTGATTGAGCTTCTGCTTTTACCTCTTGTACTGCTTCGAGTTCATCAGCATCCATAGCTGAAAAACCAAAGTCAAATGAAAAGTCGTTATTTGCCATAAGTTCTCCTACTGAAAAAATAAATCTAAGTTCTGTTGCTTTTCAACTACCCAGCCTATCTTTTCAATTATAGTCTTCATCGGTTCAAGGAATGATTTATCGAATTGCATATCATAATCTATATAAGCATCTAAACCTAACTGCTTAGGAAGCGTATTAGGTACAGCTATCACATTTTCTCTACTTGGATTAGGAAGTTTTAAATAACAGAATTTCACCTTATCACCTTCTTGAACAGGTTGAAACCTATCAATCTTTTTCTCATTCAAGAGATGATTATACATAAGAGCGCCTCTAACGTGAATAGGAGTTCCTTTCCTATAAATCATAGCTGCGTCTGAATATTTAGCAAGCCCTTTACATCCTCTCGGAAAAGCTACTTCTTCAAAAGGTAACTTTCTAAATTCTTCTCTCTTTTGTTCTATAAACTCAATAATAGCATCCTGGTCTTTCTCCATAATGACATTAAGAGCTTCTTTAATATAATTTCTTACCATTGACGGTGTAGAAGATCTTACAGCTTCTATACCCATCATTTTTAATTTAGGGCTAGCATATCTAACACCCTCAGAGTCAAAGACGTTCATGATATATCTTTTCTTAGCAGTCCATATAGCTTTATTACCTATATTTTCTCGCTTCATAAACATCTTATTTTCCATAGCGTTTACGTAGGTCGCCAGTTTTCCATAACCTTTTTCAATTTCCGGTTCAAGAATCTCAGCAGCGGACTTATCAAGAAAATCGATGATTCGCTTAGTCTCAGCGCCATCTGGAAAGACTTTATGTACAAGCGGTGCCATATTAATGTATAGAGAGTCCGTATCGATTGCAATAACGTAGTCTTCATTATCAGTCTCCAAAGTTTTATTAAGCAAATTATTAATTACATTTTCAGCCCATCTAATAGATAACTGACCACCCTTAGTAATCGATTCAGTATTATTCATATCAAACCATCTAAAGTATTCGTTACCTAAAGCACCATAAGCTGAGTTAAGTTGAATCTTTTTAGCCATCTGCATATTATGACATTGAGCTATTTCATTCTCTAAAGCTTTAGTAGGAGTCTTCTCATACTTCTTCTGAGCTTCGATCATTCTATTCTTCCAAACAACTCTATCATCATACATCTTACGCATCAGCTTAGGTAAGAAGCCTTCAAAGTCTCTAGTATAATAATCACCATTAGCAGATATCGAACAGTTTTCTTCTTTAGCAGTTGCTAAGGTATTATTATTCCAGGCCCCGTCTAATATTTCTTCTATAGAAGGAGCCCTACCGGACTTACCAACATAAGTCTCAGGTGAGATATTATATTGCATAATTAAATGCGGGTACAAAGAGTTGAGATCGAATGATACAACCCAATTATGCATTCCCACCTGAGGATCTTTAACATAAGCACCTTCAGCAGCTCTTTCTTTATCTACTTTCTTAAACTGAGGTACTACAATATTTTTATCTAGTAAATAGTTATGAATAATAAGATCCCACATTCTAACAGAAGTAAAGGTATCTTGATAGTTAACTTTAGCGTCATAAGCAATAGCTAATACTTGCTCAATAAGTTTAAGTTTATCATCTAATCGTTTTACAAGTTCGGTATCTAAGATATTATAGTCAATAAATTTTTCCCAATCATTCTTATATAAATCAAATAAACTATCATGCTCAGAATAATCTAACTTTCGTTCACCTAATTCAACGTGAGCAATATGATCTAATCGATAAGACTCTTGCATAACAAATGTAAACTTTCTATATAACTG